AGACATTTCTCTCTTTCAGACCAGACCAAGACTTAGGAGACCTGTTTAGTAACGCACCTGTTGTTGATAAAGACGAGTTGGTGTATTTTAAGCCATTTACCCATGATGAATCCTTTTTAGAGGGTATAGAGTTCCCCTTAACGGACCAACCTAAGGCATACGTTCAAGTTTTTGAAAATTTACTAAAACGTGCCCTCGACAGGCCCGTAGAAATCGATAACGTAGAGAGTGAAAATGTTTACGAAGCGATTAATCAAGAAATCTTTGAGTTTGTAAAGAGTTCAATCTTAAATGATCCGGATGGAAACCTCCCTGTGGGGTACAAATTTGGCTATGACATAGATCAAAAGATTGAATTTAAAGACCTGATTTATGTAAATCCGGATGCAAATCCAGACAATCCTGGTACCTGGGAATATACTTTTGAAGAAGAAGATAGGAAATTAGGTAAAAGCGCCACAGAGAATCCACGAGTTCATTTTCTGGATCCTGCTTTGCATGGTGGCTCATTTAAGAGGCCAAAGATTTACATTGAACCTGCAACATACAATGGTTGGCTCGGTTTGGTTAGAACATTTATCCCAGAAATTTCAAGCTGTGATGAGGATACGACTAATTTCTTGGACCTCACCCAGGTCACAAATCGAGTAAAGCAGATTGAGGACAACCTACCTTTTGATAAGCGACTAGAGTTGTCCCCTGAGTGTCGCGTTGAGTTGCCATTCGATAGACAGTTTAGTCCAATTAATCATGGCTTAATGGATGGTGTTGTAATTTCTACTGTGCGGGTTTACGTTACTGAATTTATTCTCAAAACCCTCCCAGCATTTGGTAGTATTGAAATGACTGATAGGAACATTGAGGATATGTTCGTTGATGTTTTGGTAAATGAGATGCAAGAAGGTCTCGTGGACCAGACAAAGCTGTTCAGTGTGATACAGGGCTATACGTATTGGTTGTTGTTTCTAGAACAAGCAGTTCAGGCAGTTGAAAGAATGGTGTTGGATGGCATGATTGAAATGACCCCTGCGCTTAGAGAGGCTAAAGGGGAAATAGATAGATTCAAATCTGAATTTAAGTCTGTGACCCAAGACTTCGAACAAGCCGCCAGCGACATAGCAACAGGATCAGCAATCATCGCTTACGGAGAAAACTGGCAAGAAGAGGCCAATAATCCACTCAAGCTTAGCTTAACTGCTCTGGCTGGTATCTGGACAGGTCTCGGGGTGATAGCCCTTACCCCTTTCCGACTTGGGTTAGCAAACAAGATAAATACCATTTGGAAGGCACGAGATGCCGCCAAAATATTCTTGCGAGAAATTGTAAAGACAGAAATGACCATCTTATCCAATAAGCTTAACTTTAACATGCGCCCACGACCTCATGTGTACGACATAAACAAGTATCTACTGTCAAGGAATGGTATCGTAAGGGGTTCAACTTTAAGAGCGGGAGAGAGCAGAATCGAGGCTCCTGTGGCTGGTGGCGCCTCTGGGCTTGAGTATGGCTCAATTTTTGATGCCCCAAGGAACGTTTTGGAAGAGAATGTATTTGACAATCTTGAGATGACATCAGAGGAGTTCCAAGACTTAAATAAAAAAGGTGTATTTTACCTAGAGAGATACGTGAGGGCCACTGATAAAGATGGTACCGAGCAGGTATATAACATTAGAGAATTCCAGGAGTTACTTAGCGATAGGGCCGTTTATGACGAGAGTTTAAAGCTTTCAGATTATTTCGGCAACCTAGACTTAATCAGCGATGATAGAATACTTGTTGGTTCATTAGGGGTTCAATTTGGTGTGAGATTAATGTATTGCCCTCCATCTGCTTTCTCTTATGACCTGACAGACTTAAACGCAGAGACAAACCGAGCATTTTTTCACAAACCTGCTTCAATCCTGATAGAGGGAGAAGAAGAGCAACGACCTTGGACACTTACTTCTCGAACAATACCTATTGCATCTTTTGAGCAAGATGTTTTCGACAAGAAGATAAAAGAGATAAATTATGAAGACGAGAATATGGGAGAAGAACTTAAGTGTTACATAGACAAACTTGTGCAAACAGAAGAGTATCAAGTTCTTGTTGATTACTGCTTCCCTCTTAAATCTTATGTATCAGTGTTTGGTATCTATTCTTACTATGGATTTTTTGAATCAATTGGTAGAGACCCAAGCGAAAAGAACGATGCCGGTCTATTGGGACTTGGTTTAGGCGCTGACTTATGGAAAGGCTTTGTTTTCAACGACTCAAAGGACATCGCTAGGAAATTGTTTAACTCAGTTTACCGATCAGATGACGATGATCCGCAAGATAGTCAAGAGCGTTCGAGAGATTCTTCTCGTAAATTTTTAGAAAATATTGCACCTCAATTGTATTTAAATTTGGATAGTAGTATTTCTTGGTGGCAACGTAGAAGAATTGTTAGTGAGAAACCATTTGATGCGGATGGTAAAGATTGCAAAAACGCATTCCAAAGTTTATTTGACAAGGATTAATCATGCCAATTAGTATACAGTTTCCGCTAGTAATAGACAGAAATGGCTTCTTACAGTTTGCCGACGATCAAACAAGTGATGCAATTGATCAAAACTTAAAGTTTATGATGCTGACAGTTCCCGGAACATTTTTTGAATACCCAGATTTTGGCGTAAACATACAGCAGTATCTATTTGAGTTTGGAAACCCAAACACCGAAGAGGCCGCGAAAGCTAACATTTTAAGCCAAGCAAGAAGATTCTTGCCCTACTTAACAATTCTTAGTACAGATATTAGTTTTGAAGAGATGTCTATGAACATTAGAATACAATATAGGATTGATCAAACATCAGAAGTACAATACTTTGAATTAACTACGACAGCAACATAACTTTTGTTCAAAAAACTATTTAAGTTTTAGGAGTACCCTTTAATATGCCAAAAACAAAAAACACTCCTATCAAATACACCTCTAGAGACTTCTCTACGATCAAGGAAGATTTGGTAGAACACGCAAAAAGATTTTACCCAGAATCAAATAAGGACTTTTCTGTTGGTACAGTTAATTCTCTACTTATGGACCAAGTTGCTTATGTGGGTGATGTTCTGTCATTCTATCTGGACTATAGTGTTAACGAGTCTTTCCTTGATACAGCGCTTGAGCGAAAGAACGTAAGAAAGCATGCTAGATCACTTGGATATAGATTTTCCGGAACCCCTAGTTCATACGGCACCGTTGCGATGTATGTGCTTGTTCCGGCTGTTAGTGATGGTACAGCACCGGACACAGCCTATTTACCAATTGTCAAAAGAGGTACAACATTTGAGTCTTCTGCTGGTGCAAGCTATGTCTTAACTGAAGATGTTAGGTTTGATGATGCGGACAATGAAGTTGTGGCCGCAAGATTTAATGACTCAACAGGCGCAACAACATTCTTCGCAGTTCGTGCTTACGGACAAATTACGTCCGGAATCTTTCAGAGAGCGACAGCTAACCTGACGAATGCAAACTTTGAAAAATTCAGAAGAATACGAGTGGGTGGCGATAATGTTTCTGAAATTATTTCTGTGGTTGACACTGATGGAAATGAATACTATCAGGTAGAGAACTTAACACAAGAGGTTGTATTTAATGAGACAACCAACAAAGATGCTGCCGCTGACGGCGTTCGTAGCATTCTTAAACCATTTATCGCCGCCAGAAGATTCGTTATGGAACAGGATGACACAGGAACATACATTCAGTTTGGTTTCGGAGATGAAAGTGATGAACCGGATGGATTAATAGATCCGTCTAAAGTATTTTTACGTATGCACGGCCAAAGACAAGTGACCGATCTTAGTTTTGACCCAACTCAATTGGTGGGAACATCTAAATTAGGACTTGCCCCTCAAGGGACAGAGTTAACAATTGTTTTTAAGGTTAATACAACTGATTCTGTTAATGCTACATCGAATACCATTCAAAACGTTACTAGTAGATTCATTGAGTTTGATGAACCACAGGACTTATCACAAGTGCTAATTAATGGGGTAATTA